GGTCGGGCTACGCCCTCCCTAGGCCGCGAGCACCGCGAACGGCACTCCATCATCGACGTCGGCTCAACGCTGTTAGGGGGTCCCTCTTCGACGCCGATCGGGGGTCCCGGTTCAACGCCTATTTACATCTGCAGGTATCGGAAGGGAACACCGGAAGCGACAAGCGCGAGAGCGTTACCGATGATATCGCGATGGTCGGCCTGTTCGGACTATCCAGCAATGCCCCACAGAAATCCGAGGTGTTGCTGCTGCGTCTGGGGGGTGACCGATCCCAGACAATCGCCGTTGGGGCCAACCATCGGCCATCGCGGCCGACAAATTTGGCACCAGGCGATACGATGCTTTACCGCGCCAAGGACGGCGCACGCGGCGCGTATATCTGGCTCAAAGACGGCCTTCTGCAGATCGATGCAGCCGGCGGCGATGTGATCATCCAGAACGCGGCCACGGCGACGATCAAGGCATCGACGAAGGTGCGGATTGAAGCGCCGAAGGTGGAAACGACCGGCGATTTTGTCAGCCGCTGCGATGGAACGCCGGTCAGCATGAATGCGCTCCGCGATGCCTACCACGCGCACAAGCACACGGGCGGCACGATCAGCGGCAACACTGGGACAACCGATCATGACGTGTGAGCCGCCCTGTGGCTGACATTGCCACCATCTGGGACGCCGCAGTCGGCATCGGAGACTGGTCGCTCTCACTCGGTCGATCGAACGTGATTGTCGATGAGAGAGGTGCGTCGATACGCGACGGGCAGGGTCGCCAATATCTTACCTCGGCAGATGCCTACACGCCCGGCACGGGACTGGTTTCGGATCAGGACCTCCAGACGGCTGTCCTGATCAGCCTCTTCACCGACGCAGAAGCCGGGCCGGACGATATTGTTCCGGACGGCACCGGAGATCCTCGAGGATGGTGGGCCGGGTCTATCGGCTCCAAGCTTTGGTTGCGCGAACGGTCGAAGGCGACGCCCGATCTGCCGGAATTGATCCGAAACGATATTGGTCAGGCCCTGCAATGGCTGATCGATGACGGCGTGGTCGCGTCGATCGCGGTGACTGCGGAATATCGGGACGCGAAGACGATTTCCGCCCAGGTGGTGCTTCGTCGGCAGGACGGAACGCAGATGGCGATGCAATTCGCGCGCGTTTGGGAGACAATCTGATGCCGTTCGCACGCCCGAACTTGTCGCAACTGCGCGTGACCGCTGCGACCGGTATCAATTCTGTGCTGACCGGGCTCGATGCGTTGCTCCGCTGGTCGAACCTTGGCATCGTCGCCGAAGTTCTGGCTGGCCTGGTCGATGGCCTTTACGGTTATCTCGACTGGATCGCGCTGCAGAGCAATCCGTTCACCGCGACCGATGAATATCTGGAGGGGTGGGCAGCGCTCAAGGGCGTCACCCGTAAACCAGCGACGAATGCGACGGGAAGCGCCGTGTTTGCGGGGACGAACGGCATGGTCGTACCAGCTGGGTCGCTGGTGAGCCGCTACGACGGCGTCAGCTATGTGAGCACCGCCGATGCTACGGTGACGGGCGGCTTCGCCACAGTTCCGGTGAGCGCATCGGTTGCAGGGATCGAGGCAAATGCCGTCGCCGGCATTGCGCTCACGCTGGGTGTTGGTATCGCTGGCGTCTCCGCGACGGGCACAAGTTCAGGACCGTTTACGGGCGGCGCGGCGGTCGAAAAAGACCCCTCGCTGCGCAGCCGGATGCTGATCGCGTATCAGAAGCCGCCCCAAGGCGGCTCGATTGACGATTATGGTGAATGGGCGTTGGCGGTGCCGGGCGTCACGCGGGTCTGGGTGATCCCGAGCGGGATGGGGCCGGGCTCGGTCGTCCTGTTTTTCATGATGGATGACGTGCAAGCGGCTCACGGCGGCTTCCCCCAGGGCACCAACGGCTGTGCACGCCTTGAGACGCGCGATACGCCCGCGACCGGCGACCAACTCGCCCTCGCCAACGCACTGTATTTTCAGCAGCCGGTCACCGCCTTGGTTTATGCGGTTGCACCAACACAGAATGTCATCGGGTTGACCATTGCCGGGCTTTCGACGGCCAGCACCGCGACCAAAGCCGATATCGCTGCAGCCTTCGCGAATGCACTGTTGGTTGCGGGCCGACCGGGCGGGGTCACCAATATCTCGGCGATCGAAAGTGCGATCGCCGCTGTGGCCCTAACGGGTGGCTTTGTGCTTACGAATGTGACGGCCTCGGCCGGGACGGTCTCGCCAGGCGCGACCGGCAACATCACCTCGAATACCGGCGCATTACCCGTGCCGGGCGTGATCGCGTACGCATGAGAGCTGAACCCGATACGTTGGACGGCGGCGGCGATCCGGGGTCGCCGATCACTACGCCTGATCCAGCCCCAAACCCAACGCCGACGCCCGTTCCGACGCCGCCAGCGTCTCCCGTCGCGACGCCTGCGCCACCCAGCCGACCACCTCCGGTGCCGCTCCCGGCGCTTCCCAAATCGCAATTACCAGCTCCGCCCGCACCCGTCGGCGTCGCGCGCTATAGCGAGGATGATTACACCGATGCAGCGCTGGCACTGCGTCCACGCGGTCGCGTCTGGTCGCTCGACCCGAATGGCGTGCAGGCGCGCGTTTTTCGAGGTGTAGCCAAGACGCTCGTGGCTCTTGATGCGGCGGCAAATTCGATCCTGGCGGGCAGTCTTCCCGGATCTCCGTTATCGGGTTTCATCCCGGAATGGGAAGCAACGCTCGGCTTGCCAGATCCCTGCGCGGGCGATGCGCCGACTTTGCAACAACGCTGCGATCAGATCCGTGCGCGCTTCATTGGTGGCGGTGGCCAGTCGCGACAGCACTATCTCGACATGGCAAAAACGCTCGGTTTTACGATCACGATCACAAACTTTTCACCGTTCCGGGTCGGCCATAGCAGCATCAATGAGCCGATCAATGACGCGCGCTGGACGTTCATTTGGGGCGTGACGATCGTTTCCAATTTCGGCGGCGCTCCAATCGATGTGCTGCTTTGCGAGCTCGCAGCCGGACGTCCGGCAGGCACGGACGTCATTCTACTTTCCTGAAGGGATTACTATGCATCGGATCGATGGACCGACGGCAGCGCCCGCGCTACCGCCGCCAGCCGCCGTGTCGGGTACGCCGGGTTATTGGTCGAGCGGAGATATCGAGACTTCAACGCAAGCAACGGTCCCAACCCAAGACTGGTTCAACAGCGTCCAGGAGGAGTTGGTCGGCTTAGTCACCGCAGCTGGTCTCGAGCCCGATAAAAGTAATCATAGCCAGTTGCTTGCAGCGCTTCGGGTGCTGTTCGTTGCGCAAGGTGGCGTTGGCGGCGGCGTCATCATCGGTGCGAACCAAGCCACAATCCCGATCGCTGGCGGTTTTATCATCAAGGTTGGAACGGATACGGGCACCTTCTCCGAGGGTGCCCTTACAGTCACCTTCGACAACCCCTTCCCAAATGCCTGTTGGGCTCTGATCCCCGTATCGATCAACGCTGCAGGGGCCAACACCAAAGACATCTGGCCTCAGCGGCAATCGCGAAGCGCGGGTTCGGTCACGCTGTTCATGAATTTGGGCGGCGGCGGCACCACCAATTCCATCGACGGTGTCGACTTCATCGCGATCGGCAACTGACCCCCAATACCCTAATTTCGGAGTAGCAATATGCCCACCATTGGGGATTTTAGCCCGCCAGCATCGCTGGATGGGACGGAGAAACTTGCCGGCTGGAAAAATGGGCAAGACGTCGGAATCCTCGTCAGCCAGGTGGTTGGTAAAACGATAAGCGATGTCGAAACCAGCATTCAAACGCTTCTTGAGCCTTTCGTTACCGACACGACAAACGTGCGCGATACTGTCGCGGTGACTGCTACCAACATCGCATCGGCAATCAACCCGGTGTCGCAGGCGACCGCCCTTGCGCGCAACGACCTGTTCGGCCTGCCGCGCGTCAATGATGACTTTTCCAGCAACACCTTTGGCGGCCTGACCTTCGCCGCGCTCGGTTCTGTGCTTGGAGCCCGCGTAGATGGTTTTGAGACGTGGCTTTCAACATCTGCAGCTGCCGTCGCGCTTACCGTCGATCTGTACAGTCGCTCCGCAACGGGCGCGGTTGATGATGGCGGCGGCCACAGCGGTGACGTTCTGATCGCCAGAACAAAGCTCTACCTGATCGTGGTCAAAATGCTCGATGCGAGCGGCGCTCCCGTTGGCTTTGGCGCGTCGCGCGCAACCGGACCGCTCCCCGGTGACGCAGGTTATCCTTGGGTCAAGGGCTATAGGCTCGATGCACCTGGCGATACGGTCTGGCACGGGATGAGCGATGGTGTCGCGATTGCAGTGCGTTGGCAGCATCTGGAGCGGTCATCCGCGATCGATGTGACTGCCCGCATCAATGCTATGTCGAACGGCGCGCGCCAGTTGAGCGTCGGCAGCCCGGTCGGTCTGCTATCTTCCTCGCATGGCTAT